CGATTAAGCCATCATATTTACTGCTTAAGAAATGAGGGTATTATTATACCAGATGAAAGAGTCCAAGTAGAAACTAGACTAGGAAGAAAAACGATAATATCTAAATACAGTTTAAGAGATGCAGTATAAAGAGTTTTTAGAAAGTAAAAAACATTTATTAGGTAATTATGGTTTTAAATCTAATTACATTCCAGATATGGCTTTTGACTTTCAAAAGGAAATAATAAATAGAGCTTGTTTAAAGGGCAGAATGGCAGTATTTGCCGATACTGGATTAGGTAAAACTTTAATACAATTATCTTTAGCTCAAAATGTTGTTAATCATACTAATAAAAAAGTATTAATATTAACTCCTTTAGCAGTAGCTTTTCAATTTATTTTAGAAGCTGAAAAAATGGGAATAGATAATATAGAATACTCTAAAGATGGATCTCATACAAAAAAAATAGTTATTTGTAATTATGAAAGACTACACTATTTTAATAGTTTAGATTTTGTAGGAGTAGTTTTAGATGAGAGCAGTATATTAAAAAACTTTGACGGTAAAATTAAGAATCAAATTACATTATTTGTAAAAAAATTACCTTATAGATTTTTATCTACTGCTACTCCATCTCCTAACGATTTTATAGAATTAGGTACAAGTTCAGAGGCTTTAGGATATTTAGGATATACAGATATGTTAGGTAAGTTTTTTAAAAATAATAACAATAGCATTGATCCTAAACACGCTGGTGAAAAATGGTATTTGAAACCTCATGCAGAAAAGGATTTTTTTACTTGGGTTAATCAATGGGCATTAATGATAAAAATGCCTAGCGATATTGGTTTTAGTGATGATAAATATATTTTACCTAAATTAAATGTAAATACTCACGTAGTTAAAAATAATAGTTTATTAGAGTTTAATGGACAGATAGAAATGTTTAATAGACCAGCTAAAGGCTTTAATGAAGTTAGACAAGAAGTAAAACAAACTATAAAAGAAAGATGTATTAAAGCAGTTGAATTAGCTAAGGGTAAGACTTCTGTTTATTGGTGTAATAGAAATGAAGAAAGTAAAATCTTAAAAGAGTTAGATCCTGAAGCTATTGAGATTATTGGTAGTCAATCAATGGAAAAAAAAGAAGAAATATTATTAGACTTTGCAAATGGTAAAATAAAAAGAATTATAACAAAGGCTAAAATGACTGGAATGGGTTTAAATTGGCAACATTGTAATCATTCTGTATTTTTTCCTACTTATTCTTACGAACAATATTACCAATCAATTAGAAGATTTTGGAGATTTGGACAAAAGAATGAAGTTAATATTGATATAGTTATTTCTGATGGACAAACCAGCGTATTAGAATCATTAAAAAAGAAAACGAAAAAAGCAATAGAATTACATACAAACTTAACTAATAATGTAAATAATACTTTTGAAATAAAAGTAAAAGAATTTAATCAAGAAATAATTAAACCAAAATTTTTATAAAATGACAAAAGAACAAACACACGAAAAAAACTATTCTATTTATAATAGTGATTGCATGGAAGTAATAACAACTATGCCAGATGAAAGTATAGATTTATCAGTATATTCTCCTCCTTTTGCTGGATTATATAATTATTCAAGTAGCGAAAAGGATTTTAGTAATTGTGAAAGCAAGGAACAATTTTTAGAGCAATATGAGTATTTAATTAAAGAAATGGCTAGAGTAACTAAAAAAGGTCGTATTAATGCCGTTCATTGTACAGATGTTTTTGATAATACTTGTAGGTTATGGGACTTTCCGCATGAAATAATTAGATTGCATGAAAAGTATGGATTTGAATATAGAAATCGTATTACAATATGGAAAGAGCCATTAAAGGTAAGAATGAGAACTATGGTCCAGTCTTTAATGCACAAATTTATAGTTGAAGATTCTACTAAATGTTTTACTGCTATGCCTGATTATGTATTAATTTTTACTAAAAAAGGAGAAAATGAAGTACCAGTAACACATAAAAAAGGTTTAGAGTATTATGCTGGAGAAATACCAGTATTACCTAATATTTTAAGAGCTTGGAATAATGCTAATGATTCAGATTTAAACTCTGCTCAATTATGGGATTATTTAAATAAAACTTTTAAAGGACATCAAGATCCAAAGACTAATAAATTAAGTCATTATATATGGCAAAGATACGCATCTAGTGTATGGGATGATATTAGAATTGATAATGTTTTACCTTTTAAACAAACTAAAGAAGAAGATGACGAAAAGCACGTACATCCATTACAATTAGATGTAATTGATAGAATAGTACAATTATACTCTAATCCTAACGAGGTTGTATTTACTCCATTTATGGGAGTAGGTAGTGAAGTTTATAGTCCAGTTTCTTTAGGTCGTAAAGCTATTGGAATAGAATTAAAAGATAGTTATTATAAACAAGCTATTTTAAATGTTAAAGAAGCTGAAAAAAGATTTAAAGAAAAACTAGAACAAAAAGAAATATTTTAATATGAAGTTAATTAGAGTTAAAAAGGATCAAAACTTTACTACTATTAATAATGAGTTTATCTTCAATAATAATTTAAGCTTAAAAGCTAAAGGATTATTATGTCATATTCTAGCTTTGCCTAATGATTGGACTCTTTATGTTGAAGAGGTTGGAAACTGGCACAAAGACGGCAAGGATGCTATTTATTCAGCTTTTAAAGAGCTTACTGCTAATGGATATATGAAACGAGAGCAAATAAGACAAAATGGTAAATTTAAAGGTTATGATTACATAGTATTTGAAAAACCGAATACGGAAAAACCGAATACGGAAAAACCAGAAACGGAAAAACCGAATACGGAAAATCCGCAACTACTAAATACTAATAATACTAAAGACTTAATTAAACTAAATACTAATAATAGTAAAACAGAGGGGTTAGAATATCCTTTTGAATTAAATGTTGAAGCTTGGGAATATTGGAAAGACTTTAGAAAAAAAGAATATAGGAAGTCTTATAAAAATTTAGGAGAAAAAGCAGCGATTAAAAAACTGCTTAAATTATCTACTTCAAAAGAAGAGCAAGCTTTAATTCTGGAGCAATCAATGGAGAATGGCTGGATCGGAATTTTTGCTCTTAAAAGCGAAAAAAAGAGAAAGATTAACGATTTAATGAATGAATATAATAAAGGATTAGAAATACTAAATAAACAATTCGATGACTAAACAAGATACAATAGATTTAAATTTATTATTAGCTACTTTTAGATGTTTTAACGAGCAGCTTTACAATTTAAAAGGATCACATTCCGGAATCGTAAAGTTAAAATTTAACAGACTTATTAAGGTTGCCAATCAATATGAAAAAGAAATAGTAAAATTCACTGATAACAGTAAAGAAATGGAGGATATTTACGACCAATTAATGGATATTTTAATCGAAGTTAAAAAGCAATCTAATGAATAAAGTAGTTAAAGAAATGTTTGATAAATCAAAAAAGGATAAATACAGAAAAGCAAAAAAGATTAAATGGGATATGTATTTTTTATATATGGGTTATTCTGCTCCTAGAGAAATAATGAAAAACAAAAGTAAAATTTAATGAATAGATATGAAAAATTGAAAAGTAAATATCCTTTATATCATAGAAAAACTAAAGGCTGGGAAAAAAAACAAGAGTTACTAATTAAAAAAATTAGATTTGAAAAAAATATAATTAATTACAAAATTTTTAATTCTACTGCTAATAGATTAGATGAAAACATTAATAAACTTTTTAAATTATTATGAAAGATAAAACTAAGCAAATCTGGTATTTATATAAAAACGATTTAAAACAATTAAAAAACGATTGTTATAATATGCTCCAAGAGTTATTTATTCAACTAGGACAAAAACCAGAGTCTGAAATGGTTGTTATTTTAACTAATACTTTTGTAGATGATTTAGCTACTAAATATTCTTCAATGGAGTTAGATATGGTTAAATATGCTTTAAACAAAGGATTGAGAGAAACTGATCCTCCAGTCTTTATTAATGTACCAACTTGGAATAAGTTTATTAGAGATTTTAAAAGCTCGGAACAACTTAAAAGACAAACTAATCAAATAGAAGAATATAGTATCTACAAGAAAAGACTGGAAACAATGGGAAAGCAGCTACAAAATAGAGAAGTTAAAAAGATAGGTAATGGCTACAATAAGCAAACTTAAAAAGAAGCTTGATAAGATATTCAGCGAATATATAAGATTAAGAGATTCTGATTATAAAGGGAATTGTAAATGTATATCTTGCGGAAAAGAATCTCCAGCATTTGGAGGATCAATTCATGCTGGGCATCTATTTAGTAGAAGATATTTAAGTATTAGATTTGATGAGAAGAACGTAAACGCACAATGTAATTACTGCAATACCTTTTTAAATGGCAATCAAATAAAAGCAGCTAGAGGAGTAGAGAATAAATGGGGAAAGGGTACAGTAGATGATTTAGAGTCTAGAATGCACATAACAACAAAATTAAATAGAGTAGATTATGAGGAAGCAATCGAAATATATAAGCAAAAGATTAGAGAACTTAATTAACAATACAATCTTAATAACTCTAATAGAGCAAGATTTAGAAATAGAATTTATTTTATATATTAGCGAACAATGAAGAATAGAAACATTAAACATAAGGATGATTGGAAAACTCCTAAATATATATATGATAAATTAAATGAAGAATTTAATTTTGACTTTGATCCATGTCCTTATCAACATAATATTAAAGAATGGAATGGTTTAGAAGTAGAATGGGGAAATTCTAATTTTATTAATCCTCCTTACAGTAGAAAACTAAAGGAAGCTTTTGTTATTAAAGCAATAGAAGAAAATAATAAAAATAAAATTTGTGTTTTACTTTTGCCAGTTAGCACTTCAACTAAATTATTTCATGATTATATACTTCCTAATAAAAAAGAAATTAGATTTTTAAGAGGTCGAGTGAAATTTATAGGAACTAATACATTTGGAGAAGTTGTAAAAAGTAAAAATGGTATGCACGATTCAATGATTGTAATATTATGAAAAAATCAGTAATTATAGAAGCTGGAATAAATAAGGTTTCAACATTAGCAGATGGTACGATAAGCATTAATTTACATTGTCAAGAGATGCCAGACGAAACAATGATGAGAGTTTTTAGTCTTAGAAAACGTCCAGGAATGGTTTTAATATCTTCTGATGAAATAAGTCAAGCAGAACAAGAAGAGGTTGAAAAGTTTACTACTGACTTCGAAATAGGTAAAACAAAGACTTCAAGCCAACGATTGAGAGCAGTTTTGTATAGAGTATGGGAACAAGGAGAACAAGCTTACGATTTCCCTATTTGGTATGAATCGCAAATGGAGAGGATAATTAATAAATATAAATCTAGTCTTGATTAAGCCAACTAAACATCAAGAGATTTGGGAAAGAAAAGAAGATGATTCTCTTGTATTAGTTTTGCCTAAAATTATAAATAGTGATATAGGCTTCCAGTTAATGTTTGGATTTAGAGAAAGCCAAAGAGATTATAAAGATAAACAAACAATAAATAATAATAATTATAAGCCAAAAACATATATAGATGTTAAACACTATAAAAAGCATATTTAATATATTAATATCTTTACTAATTCTATTTAGTATTTTACCAATTATGATATTAATTTTTATTCATTATTTTATTGTAGGATTTATAAAAGAACATACCAAATATTATGAAGATAATAGCATCAGTTAGTGTTGAGGTTTTAGTTGATGATTCAGAACTGTTAGAAGATGCTCAACAAAGAGCGATAGATTCTTTAGTTGATAACTTAGATAGTTGGATTAATGATAATGGGATACCTCCAATAATAAAGATAGAGTATTCAATTCCTAGTATTAATGAAGATGAGAATAACATATTTTTAAACTAATGCCTAATTTACCAAAGGGAAAGAAAAAGAAATGGATAACAAGCTCTAAGACTAAAAAAAGCAATAAGAGTACTACAATTAATGCAGACTTTTATAATAGCAGAGCTTGGAGAAGATTAAGAAAGTATCACATTCAACAATTCCCTTTTTGTAAGTGGTGTAAAGAAGAGGGAAAACTAACAATAGAAAGATTAATAGTGGACCATATAATAGAGATAAACGACGGAGGAGATATGTTAAACCAAGATAATTTACAGACTCTTTGTCTTTCTCATCACAATCAAAAAACAATCTGGAATAAAACTAAACGTAAAAACAAATGAAAACAATAATACTAATTATATTAATTTTATCAATATCATATATTTTATTATATCTATATTTCGATTATAGAATGGAGAAAAGATACAAAGCTTATAAAAAAAGAGTAAAAGACTTTAAAATAAAAAAAGATGAGTAAATTTAAAGATGAGAAGATTCCTAATTATTATATCGGACAAGTTTATCATTATGAATGCAGAAAGATAATAGAAGATTATAATTTAGGGTATAATGTAGGATCAGCAGTAGCTTATCTATTAAGAGCCGAACGTAAACACGAAACAAGCTACGACTGCATACAGAAAGCTATAAACCATTTAGAATTCGAATTAGATAAGTTAAACAATAAAGAACAATGAAAGAAGTAACTACATTAGTAGAGTCAGCTTATAAAATTATAGATAAACAAAATAAGCTAATAAAGGATCAACAATCTATTATAGATAAATTTAATCTTTTAATTAATGGATTAGAGTTAAGAAATGAACTACAATTAAAACAGATAACAGACTTACAAAAGGAATGTATATCTATTACCAATGAATATATAGATAATAGTATTAAGGGGGGGATATAAAAAGTATAACGGGGTTGCTTGTACACCGCATGGGGGACCCCCTCCCTCTCTTTCCCCCCCTTCTCCTCCTCTCTTCCCTCTTCTTCTT